GCCCCCGCTAAGATTGTAAACGTTAACTTGTCCCATATTACGTAGTTGTTTGAGTTACTAAAAGTGTCGGCCACATGGCCGGATAAGAGTTTATTACGATTCGATTCTGCGATTGAAGACGCTCGAAACGGTCGATCTCTTGGAGCAGATATTCCTCCGCTCGGGCGTTTTCGAGCTGCGCCTTGTCGTTCATGCCGTCCGCCACGTAATAGTCGGCGATGCAGGCGGCTAGTAGATGCCTTTCGAGGAATTGCGGGAGGTTTGTTTCCGAGCCGCCATAGTCGTCGCTTGGCACTTTCGAACCTACCACGTAGACGGTCGTTTCCGAAGTGTTCGGCGGTAAAACCAGATATCCGCCCATGAGGCTGAATTTGATTTGCACGGCGGTCCTATCCTCCCAAGGAACTTTATTCCATACGGAGAAGACGTCGAAGAGGTTGGCATCATTGTTTATTCGGACGGCCTTGTCCGCTTTCAAGGTGGACGACGAAACAGCCGCCACGGTCATCGTCAGGACGTTTATGAGGTCGGGCCATTTGGCCCGTGTCCACGCCCCCCGAACTCTGTCGGTCAGGCTGCGCTTCAGAGCCGTTTCCTCGGCGGTAAGAAGCGTGTCCACTCCGATGGCCGAAGTGAACCTATCCTTGAAAGCATTGTAGCTGACAGTTCTCAACGGCAGTCGATCTCCGGGTTGTCGCGAAGTAGCTCGCGGCGATAGGATTCATCCGACATCGAGCCGGGATTCTGCTGCTCATGGCGAAAGTAGGTCCGAGCATCCATTACGCTTTCGAGGCGTAGGAGTCCCTTTCCTCCGCGCATTTCCTCGGCGGTCTTGCGGAGCTTCCGGGCCTTGTCACGGTATTCGTGCTTTTCCCTCCGAGCTTCGTCCTCGTTATGCCTTGCCACTCGCTCGGCCATCTCTTCCGAACTGAGCGATTTTCTACCACTTTTAATTAATATATCCATAAAGAAAAAGGAGGGACGACCTTCCCCAAAGTCGTCCCTCCACCCCCAAATCAAGTAAAGGGTTTTCCCAAATCAAACGATACTTCCTAGTGCGCGGGCATTTAGTACACATACCGTGCCGCACCATTCCGCAAAACCACGTCTTCCGCCTCCGCCTACGTCGGGAAGCTCGATAGAGCCTACGCCGTCGAGCGTCTTCAAGCTTACCGTGTCGTCCTTCGGCATAAGAATGCCCGTGTTGCGAACGTCGGCGTTGATTGCAACTCCGGACGATCTGCCTGCGAATAACGAAGGCACGATGTCGATGCGGCCATAATCCGAAAGCCAGCTAGTGACGCTGAGACGTAGAGCGGCATCGTCGGAATCCACGTTGAAGGCGGCTCCCGTGCCCGTAACTGCTCCCGAAGCTCGGGAATAGTCCGTTATCTCGTTCACTACGGCGGGGCCACTTATGAGAGTGTACCCAACGGATTTTCCGCCTGCTTCGTACACGGCTTGAACCAGTGAGCGAAGGTCGGATTCAGCCATTGAGCCGCCGCCGGAAAGGTCGAATCGACTACCGGTAACGGAACGGAAATCCTGCTTGGCGGAAGTGTCAAACACGCCGGTCGTAGCTGTGGGATCGGTCCAGTGCTTCAGGCCGCCGAGCATGTCGCCTACCGAGCTTGTGCCGGTCTGCGGAAGCTGGCTCGAACAGATGGCGGACTCGATGTCGGTCTTCAGGAGTATCAAAGCCTTGGCGGCGGATGCTCCGTAAAGGTTGGACTGAGGGCCGGCGACGTCGATCTTCTCGGCGAGGCGGGATACGGCGAACGCACGCTGCACCTGTTGGATGCGATTGCCCATTCTGACCCGAGTTGAAATCTCGTCGGAGAATCCTCCATTGAATGCTAAATCAGCACCGTCAATCGGAGGAGTGGCGAAAACCGGCTGGGAAAGTGAATCGACCATCCACTCTGTCAATAAAGCACTTGGGCTTTTCGTTTGTTTCAGTGTACTGAACACTGGCGTCTGCTCGGGCGAAACGCGCTTTAATTGGTCAGATAAATCTGGGCGAGCGCCTTGCACGCTCGTAACGTTGTAGCTTGTGGCTATAGCCATTGTAAAATAATCTCCTTAATTTATGAATTTAAAAAATCTGCGAATTGTCCCTCCGATATTCGACCTGTGCCTAGCTTTTTGGCGGCGGCTGCTTTCTGTCTGGCGTCCTTTGTCGCGGGCGGCGGGGCGAGTGATTCGCCTACCTGCGCCGGAGGAGTTTTCGCCGGCTTCCTTTTGGCCGGCTTTTTTCCCTTGGCCTCGGCTTTCGCGTTAACGGATCGGAATCCCTCAACGATTAAACCCATAACGAAATCCCTGTTCGGCAGGGCGTTAAGCGAGGCGTATCTCGGGTCGGCTAGAACCTGCTGGTAGAGCTGGTTCGCCTCGTCCTCCGGGTTGTCCCAGAAGTCGAATACCTCCCTCGATCTTGCGTCACTCTCGGCCTTGGCCTTGAGAAATCCCGCCCTTTGAGGAATCTTTTCGGTCAAGTACTCGTCGGCTGCTGCGAATATCTCGCGGATTTCGTCCCCGCTGTATTCCTTTTCGCCTTCTTCGACGTAGTCCTTGCCCAAGTGATTCAATGCCCATTTCTTGGCGGCGACTGCTTCCTGTCGGACCTTTTCCAGATCGTCGAAGCTCCTTACCTCCTCCAAAACCGGCGAACCTTGCGGCTCTGCCTGCTCGTTCGGCTGGGATTTCAAAGATGAGATTTCGGCCTGCATGGCCTCGACCTTCTCTTCAGCACTCTTGGCTCGGGCGGTAAGTTTACCGACCTGTTTCAAAAGCTTCCCTACACCTTTGGGCGGTTCGGTCGATTCCTCCGCCTCTTCGGCTTCGGCCTCTTCCTCCCCCTCTTCCTCGGACTGTTCAGACTGTGAAAGAACGTTGCCTTCGCTATCCTCGACCGCTTCTGCGACTTCCCCCTCGGTAGTGTCAGCCACGTCGGCTTCGGACGGCTTTTCCTCGGGCTGCTCCTCGACTCGTTCCATAAAGGAATTGGCCAGATCGGCTTCCGACAAAATGCCTGCGTTGGTATCTGCTCCCGAATCTATACCCGGAGCCTCGGTAGTAATTGTTTCCTGATCCATTTTCTGCGTTTTAAGAGTTCGCCGTCTCACTGCGGACAGAGGCCCGCCAGATTTAATCTTAGCACTTAGGCCGGCGAATTTCTCAACAGACTTACAGGAGATGGAAGGCGCTCTTGTACGGCTCGTATTTTCCCTTGCTGGTCGGATTATGCGGAAACAGTTTTACCGCCTTGGCTTTGCCGGGGAGGGCTTTCGGAAAAACGTACCATGTGCGGAAGTCCGGTTTGTCGACGTATAAAGCCATAAAATCGAAAGCGTCCGGGGCATAGCTGGCGATGACCACTTTGTAGCCGGCTCCATCCCGGTATCGAGTGCCTTTGATCTGAACTCGCTTCAGGCCAAGCCGGCTATCCGTTATGACGTCATAAGGCAAATAGTCGCCCTCGGGTTGGCTGACCGATATGCCACGCTTCAGGCATTCGGTAGTGAAAAGGCTTTCGTAATAACTACCCTGACTTTTTGCCGAATCGCGATAATCAGCCGTCATCCTCTTCGAGGTCGATGTCGCTCGAAAAATCGACTACGTCTTCGTCCATCCACTGGCCAAGGACATGCTGCATTATTTCGGCCATCGTCCCTTCCTCCAGATCGGATTCTTCGAGGTAACGGCTCAACAATGCCCGAACCTCGTTCGCGAACATTTCGTGCGGGGTTAGATTAGTCTTCCTCGACATGGCTGAAAACTCGAATCAGACGATCTAGGGCCGCGATCTCCCCGGCAAGGCGAGCCAATTTCTGAGGGTTGTCGAGATGGTCCGGACTCTGGAAATCCATCATCGCCGTTTCCAGTTCGATACGAATGTGGCCGACGATGACTTCCCAGTCCTCGCGCGCGCGCATGTTTTTTAAAGCTTCCGTTAAAGTCATGTGAAAAATATTTTAGCGATTTGAGCGAGGATTAGAAAGAGCACGTCGGTCAGGGCTTCACGCTCTAAAAAAAAAAGACTTAGGCATATAAGCCAGTACCACTCCCGCTGGACATGGCCCATTAGGCGGCCATGCTTGAGGCCGGAACGTTGCCGGGCGGCGCTCCTAGCTGGCCCGTTAAAGAATTCCTACGTTGTGTCTGCTGGAATTCGAGCTGAGAAGCATAATTTTTAAGTCTGGCCGCAAACTGCTCGTCGGTTTGCATACGCTCCTGAACGTCCGATGCAGGGATTTCTTCCGTTCCCTGCATATACTGCTGGAGCATTTGCATTCTCAATTGTACGTTGGCATTTTCAGGAGCATTCACTACCTGACCGCTGAAGATTTTTGCGATGTCCTCGGAAGTCTCCATGATCTCCTTGTTCGTCGCCTCTTCAGCCGGCGCTATCAATTTCGAGGCAAGCCCCGGATCGATGGCCTCTAGGAAAGTCTGAAGGAAAACGTCGTAGCGAGCCTGACCGCTTCTATCGAATTGAGAAAGTACCTGCCCGACCGTCTCAAGCTTTTTGACTACCGCCGCTTCGTCGGCGTTATTCGCATTCCATGAGAGTCGAAAGTCGTAGTCGTCCGCCGCCTCGTCCATAAGAAGCTGAACGCCTTGTTCCGATCCGGTAACTCTAAACCACTGTTCCGGATTCCCATACTGTCTTTCCATAGCCCAGAATTGGCGAAGTACCTGAGTCCAGCCATGCAGCCAGTTGTTGACTAATGATTGACGCATCACGTTCGCCTCGACGGCATCCGCTTCGCTTGTCGCCCTGCCAGTCACTTTGTCGGCCAGTTTTCGCAAATGCATTTCCACCTCGGTGGATGCAGGCGAATAGCGAGGTATTTCCATGAAGCCGACTTCGCCTCGCCGGCGGACAGGTATAACTGAACCGGGTCCGATCTGCTCGGGCTTTCTGCCGGCCAAGACTTCCACCGGAGGGACGGTGGACATGGAGGCCCGGTCGCGCCGTGCATCGAGTTCTGTCTTACAAGCCAACTGATAAGAGCGAAGTAATTCAGGATAGCCTCGGCTATCGAACAGCCTGCGAGACAAATGTTCTCGAGTGATCGCGACGAACGGATAGCCATCGCCGTACATGTCAGACGTATACTTTGCATACCCTTCGACCGACTCGCTGAAAATGGTTGTGGTACAAATAGGAACGCCGTCCTCGTCCACCTCTTTCCGATAGCAGGTAATAAGACGAATCAATCCCTCGTACTGGTCGACCGGGATGCCCCAGCCTCCGGTGACGAAGCTCCCGTAGGCTCCGGAAGTAGGAGTCGGAAAGTCTCCCTGAGAAGTCTCGATGCATT